CTAGAAACTCTTGTGGATATTCGCCTAATGAATGTTTCCATTCATCCACACCAGGATCTCTCCTGGCACATCCAGTAATTAAAAATCCATTTGGTAGAAGTTCTTTCTGCCAGAGTTTGTAGAGTGCTGGAATTAATTTCTTTTTACAGAGATCTCCAGTAGCACCGAAGATAACAATGCCTTTGCTAGTGGGCGGTTCCATTTCCTTTGTAGTCCTCCGAGTCGTAATACGATATTTCACCCTTAAATCGTCCAAATGTGAGGGTGGCACATACAAACGGTAGTGCGATCCATAGTAAGAATTCACCTAACATCATGCCCCCCGAACATTGCTCTCATACCATTTAGGACTTTATTTGCGAACCGTCCGAGTTGGCGGGATCCGAATCGTTCATATAACGCACTGCTAATGACAGGAGCGGGTACGCCAAGATCCACAGCAGCGTGTACAGTCCAACGACCCTCACCACTATCTGATACTCCCCCATCGAACTTGCTAAGCTCTCTATCGCCGCGTAATACATCAGCGGTAAGGTCAAGCAACCAACTGCCAACCACACTACCACGACGCCATAACTCAGCCACTTCAGAAACATCAATGTCGTACTGATAGTCTTCTGGATTATCCATTGGAGCAACTTCTGCGTCTCCTTCTTTGACATACTTAGCACCTGCGTTTGCTTCGTGTAAGATATTGAATCCTTCAGCATATGCTTGCATCATGCCATACTCAACACCGTTGTGTACCATCTTCACAAAGTGACCTGCTCCTGGCGGTCCACAATGCAACCAACCATGCTCGGCAGATGTCTCATAACTCAGTGGATCAGTGCGAGAGGCAGATCCAATGCCAGGTGCGAGTGCCCTGAAGATAGGAGCGCAGACGGATACTGCAAAATTTGCACCGCCAACCATAAGACAGTATCCACGCTCCAGACCGTAAACACCACCACTAGTACCACAGTCAAGATACGATATGCCCAACTTAGCAAGCCTGTCTGCCCTGCGGCGAGTGTCTTTAAAATTGGAATTGCCATGATCAATAATAATATCACCCGCCATACAAAACTGTAGTAACTCATTAATTGTTTCCTCTACTAATTCTGCTGGAACGACCATCATGAAGACGCCAGGAGATCTGGAGTCATCAGTAAATACACTTTTGTTGGAATGGACTACTTGAACAAGGCTTTCCAAAGAAGCGGTACATCCACTAATATAACCCGCTTTAAATTGTTCTTGAGCTTTTTCATAGTTTCTCCTGTAACCCCATACTTCGTGTCCTGCTTTGATCATACGGCGGGACATGCCTTCGCCCATCCTGCCCAATCCAATAAGTCCGACTTTCATTTGTCTTTTAGCAATTGTTCTATTTGTTTTCGAGCGTCTGTCATTTTCTTTTTTTCACGCTCGGTATGTCTGTAACCTTTTTTTCCATGTAATATGAAATGTCCTTGGCAAAACATTGTAATGCCAAAGACAATTGCTAGGACTATGCCTATCCATTCAATTACAAGTTGATGTGTAGCCATGGTATAATAGGAGGAATAACGCCTATGAGTCTGAGCAAACCTTCAGCAAATAGAGCGAGAACAACCCAACCGACACACATAGAAATAATACTTGCATTCCTGTTGTGCTTCCTAATAGCAGCATCGATCATCTCCTGAACTTCATCTTTAGTGGTCCACTCGGGTGGTTCAGAACCCTTTCCCCATTTCTCAAACATTGATCATCTCCAAAGCATCATTTAATTCTTTAGCGTGTTTCAATTCATCATTTAAGATTTCAAGAATTTTGTCGTCATGTCCCGCAGCAGCAAGATACTTGGCATATGTTGTAGCGGCATGAATCTCTACTTCATAGGATAGGTGGTATGCGCTGCGAGGAGCCAACCAGTAATAAACCACATTGACCCAATAATAGATAAGGACGAGGTGTTTGGCGATAAAGCGATCGACAAAATAAGCATTACCGCCCCTGCTTTCCATATACTCAAGATGTTCTGTTTCGTTAAGAGTTTGAGCAAAATGTTCCTCCATTAGATAGATGTGCTCTGGTCCACGCAAACCCATGGACTCTCTAAAATGTAGAACGCTGAGAAATGCAAAATAGGGTGCTCTAGCAATTTCTTCAAGCACCCAAAAACGTTGATAGTCTCGACCCCGATAAAAGAAGTCGAGTATTGCAACAGTGATGTCTAAAACAACAATGTTGAGTTTCTTCATTGAACGTGTACTGTACCAATCATGCCTGCTCCTTTATGAGGACCACACCAATAAGTATAGTCACCTGCCTCGGGGAAAGCAACATCAAACTCTTCGCCAGGCATCATTGCCAGGGCTTCGTGACCTAACTCTGGATGATCTTCCACAATCACGTTATGTGGAGGAAGCATGTTGTTAACAAAGTGAACTGATTCACCAGCAGAAATAGTAATCTCTGCTGGATCAAAAACTAGATTCCCGTTGGAACCCATTTGAACATCGACTGCCCATGCAGGGAGGGCAAGAAAAAATACTGCGAGAAAAGCGACTGCGATTGAACTAAGTTTCTTCATCTGATGGAAAATCTTTCTCTAATCTATCTAGCCTTTCTTCCCACGTTTCACCCCCTTCCTGACCCTTGCAGGGGTTAATACAGTCAGCGTTCCCTAACTTATTGCACACGAGACCAGCAAGATCTAACTCACTGCCTTTGTTTCCTGTGCCAGACCAAATGTGTTCGCCGTTAATCCAAACAGCCCCACAGTGAGGACATTCCTTCCTGCTCAAAGTCAGGTCGGACAATTCCCTATGTTCGGTCATTGTTCTGTAACTCCTTAATAGTTTTGTTATACTGGGGAAGGTCTTTGATAAGTTGTTGTCTCAACTTACGACGCATCAAGACCATTCTAAACCTAACCCAACTATAACGCAACTGCAAGTCCATGTATGCGAACAATCGCATGGTTGCATCTAGCCCAGCATATGCCACAAGACATATGAAAATCAAAAACACAAGATAAAATGCTGTCATAGAAAGCATATTAGGTATCCACAGTATACAAACTATTTACCAAATTGTAATATTTTTAATGTTTATATAAGGTATTGAAAGAAATTATTAACCTTGATACGCAACTGAAGTCGCATAAACATCAGCTGCCGATGAATAAACAACATCTGTTCTTGCTTTATGAATGACCAACGGATCTTTACCTGCAATGTGCATACTTCCATATGTAACACCTGCACCAGTTCTTACTTCTACCAAACGATCAGAAGAATGACTATGTTGAATCATTACATACTCTGCACCTATAGTTGATCCCACATCACCATTAAGTGAACATGGTACTGATGAACCAGAACCAGCGTTTATTTGAGTTGATTCTCCTAAAATCTTTACTACTAACATATCAGCAATTCCACGCTCTGAGGGACTTATTGATTCTGCTATCGGGATCGTTTGCCGTCTTGGATGAGGTGAGTTTTTTCTTCATACCTTTCATACGAGCACAGAAAGATTTGCGGCGAGGATTGCCAACTTTCTTACTAGGTGCCTTGAGATCAGAACCAGGATTCTCACGCTCATAAGATTTACGTCCTTTCTCGTTCAGACCACCTTCTTTATTCTTGCCTGCTTTACGAGTCCAGGCAGCTGCTTCATTCTGTTGCTGAACTTGAGTGTCCTGACCACCCTTCATTGAATTAGAGAGACGCTTCTTTGCTTGTTGGGTCTTCTTCATATTCAGAGCAATCTGTTGCTTCTGAAGTTGAACATCCTTGGGAGTCATGCTCTCCTCAACATTCATCATGAACGTTGGTTTGGTAGGATCCTTCATGGAAGGATGATAGGTGTGAAGAAGTGCTCCAGGATAAACCTTTTGTACTGCATCCTGAACTTCACTTCTTCTTGGAAGTTTCATTGCTGGGAAGAACATTTGAATCATAATGGACTTCCCACGGAAATTCACATAAGCAACTATGGTTTGTCCATTCTGTGTGGGAATCCGAGTAGCAGCCTCATCGATAGATGAATGATTTTGGTGTTCCAAATCCTGTCCATAATCGTTCTCCTTGACACAACGATTGTAGGTCTTACCGAAGAGTTTCTGCGTGCCTACTTTTTTGTATCCTTTCCAACACTTCTTACCTGCCTCATTGATCTCAATCATATCATTATTTTCCATGGCAGCAATCTGCGCTGGGGTAAATCCCTCTTTCTTAGTGCTATTTCCCCAGTTGGCAGCACCCTTCTTACGGCACTTGACGAGAGCACCAGAAGCATAAGCACTAGGCCATACTTTATAGCGAGACTTTACCTTATGATAACAAGCGTCCTTCTCTCCCTTTGCCTCATCAACAGTCTTTCTACGACCACCACTAGTGGGTTGATCGTGTTGAATCGGTCTACCAGTCTTTTTCTTAGCAACACCAGATCCCTTAGCAAAGTCGCTGGGGTAAGTTGCTTCTCTTACAGTCTCTTCAGTCTTCACGTTAATTGCCTTCCCTGAACGATTTGGATTTGGATCTTTCTTATTCTTACGACGGAATGCTGCCTCCTCCTCATCTTTGGAGAGAGCACGTTTCATTTTACTGGAACCACACTTTGGTTTAGTGGTCTGACCTGGTTGTCTGGCACATGGTTTGCCAGAATACTTTCCACCAAGTTGAACCCAACCAGGTTTGCCATCAGATGACTTGCTCTTACCAAACCAGTCGCGTAGTGATGAGTCTCCAGACTTAGACGCCATATCTAAAGTAATATCCGTTTAGTTATTTATCTTTTTTCTCCTCCTTGATAGTAGGAGCATCATCCTTCTTCTTAGTTGCCTGAACCCCGAAAGTAGCTAACGTCCCCGTAAAAACGCTGGCGATAAAAGTCGGATCGATCTGCTTTTGTTGTAGTCCAGGAATAGTTACATAATTGAGCGTCAGAATTGCTGCTGACCATGCGAGAATTACAACACGAACAAGTGCTGATAGACCCTCATCTGCCCAGTCAAATTTGTCTTTTTTATCTTTAGGCTGCGTTACCTTTGCCCTTTCTTCCATTGTCCATCTCCTTTAGCATTTTTTGTAAGTCTGCTGTTGATCCGACAAATAGTGCATTAGTGACGTTGGTAGGACCAGTTACCTTTTTGTCATCATCTAATTCCTTCACTTTCTTTTGTAGATCCATCAGTTTGTCTGTTGCGTCAGACACATTTTTAATTAACTGACCAGCCACTTCATATGCTCTAGGCATTTCGCTTTCTCCTGCCAGTTCAAGAATGCCGTTAATGGCTTCTTGACCTTTTTCTATGATTGAATACAGATTACCTCTGGTATAATCATAATCTTTTTTAATGTGGTCAACATTATTTAAGTGCTTTTCAATTTTCGTATCAAGATCACCTTTAGGTTCTACTGGCATGATTTCACCAGTAACCTCAAAAGCATCATTCAGAGATTCAAAGTCTGCCATCAGATGTCACCTTCCTGAGTAGAATCCTTGAAATCTTGGAAGAATGACACCGTTTCGTTGAATCCAAAATCATCTCCAACTTCAATCAGAGCATCGTCAGCAGCAGTGAGGACATTGACCGTTGCTCCATTGACATGCTCAGCAGCAACAGTTCCTTCATATCCTCTCTTGACGACCAACTGATTTCCATCAATTTTTTCAATGTACATCATCTCACTATCAATCACAACCCTACCATAGACAGACAGGGAGGATGCGTCGTTGACTGTGATGTATCTCTCCTCCGCAGAAAGATCCTCTGCGATGGATGTAGTGGCATCGTTGTCGTAATCTTGAGTAGCTCTTGGTGTGACCGTGTATCTGACTTCTCTGGGACCTCTTGGAGCAATTGTGGTAACATCCACAGTTGCACTCTTGATGAGACCGCTGGAAGATCCAACAGGACCAAACAGGTATGTTTTAGCAGAGAATCTGATCGTATAAATCAGTGCTTTTCTCGTTGTAAAGTCTCCTTCATACTGATCATCCATGGAGATGTTTTCCAAGATAATCGGAACATCTCTCTTTTCACCAATCTCATCAACTAAGTTAATGGTGATATTATATTGTGGTTGAAAGAATGGTAAAATTTGTTCAATAATTTCAAGAGCATCTTCATTCGTCTTAGACATGATGCTCAGTTCAAAATTCATGCTGTATGGTACAGGCATGAATGTCTTACGCGCCTTCGTCTTCTCTGATAACTTCTGACTAATGAAAGTCTGAGTTGAGGTGGTTTTTCTTCCTGGATCATATGACATACCATTCATCTCAAAAGACATTCTCGGAAGAGACAGAGATGTCGGAGCATTGAGATTTGGATTTTGATCCAGTCTTGCTAAGAATTTCTGAGTGGGTCCATATGCCAAAGGCACCTTCAGAATACTAATCACATCTCCTGAAGAGTTAGTCTTTCTGATAGTAATATTGTTAAAGAGAGTTCCGAAACCAATTACGGTTTTTCTGAAGATCTCGTGATAAAAATATTCAAACATGGACCTAAGTTACCTTTAATACTATTTAACTAATTCAGACTTCGCCAAATGGGTTTCTTTCAGTGAAGTCTAGAATGTTGTCTGCCTCGGTTTCGATGTTATCGTTGTCAGCAAACGCCAGAGTCAGATCATCAGAATTCTGATCCCTCATTGAGTAAACCGCACCAGACTCACCGCCAGTGACAGATTCTCCAACGATGAATGAACCGTTGACGATGGAAACTGACAATTCTTTCGTCGATGCATTCCACGTCTTGACTCTTCCAGTTGTTCCAGAAGTTCCACCAGTTACAATTTCGTTGAAGTT